CGAGCGTCTCGCCTGCGCGGATGTGGGCATAAACCGATCCGGCCAGGTTGCCGTGGATGTGGTCGGCGGTGAGGGTGTCTGTGACGGTCGCCGTGACCGTGGTGAGGTTGAGCAAGTCAAGGTCAGCAGTGCCGTCGCTGCCGGTCGTGTCGTCGATAAAGCCGGACAAGCCAGCCGGTCCCTGCCGGACCTCCACGATGGCAATGCCGGTAGGTAGGGCGATTTCGACGATCTGAATACTCATGAGCGGGGGACGATTTGGCGGAAGATGATTGGGCCGGACTCGATAGGGATTACCTTGTCGGCATCGGTGACGATGACCAGCCCCCAGACGTAGGAGCCCGCGGGAATCAAGGCAGTCACGGTGTCGGGGACGTCCACCATGATCACGCCGTTTGCCGGCGTCGGGATCGTCGGAGCGAGGTCGAGGATCACCTCTTCGCTCGAGATGGTCTCGCGGACCTCGGCCCGCGCCGAGAACCCGGTGAGGTTCACCGGGTCGCCGTCTTCGTCCTTCGCCGTGAAGGACAGGCTGAGAGTCGCGCCTGAATAGGCTTGAACCTTCGTCATGAGCGGCACGCTATTGGATTCCCCGCGCGCGGTCAATGCCGGAGGCGAATCGTCGCATCTCCAGAGCAACTTGGATCTGCCGATCCCCCCAGCCGCCCTTGGGCTCGTTGCCGAAGGTCAGCGCGGCGAATCGCTCGGGCCGATCCACTGGCGATCCGATCGGCACAGCGGCTAGTCCTCCGCCGTCGGGGTCATGGTCGAGCAGCTCGAACGGGTGGCCGGTCGCTCGGATCGTGCTCCAAATCGTCAGATCCTCCGGGGCCGATGGGTCGTCCGGCATCCCGCGCAGGATCTCCAGCGCGGCGGCGATCGTCTCACGTCGCATCGAGTAGCAGGCGCCGAAAGCATCGCGGCGAGCTGCCATCGTCGAGCAGCAGCCTACGGTGCCGCCGGCGAACAGGTCAGGCTGGACCAGCAGCGTGTCGGCATCGATTTTCGCGACGACATCGGCCCCGGTTGACAGCATCGCCTCAAGAATTCCTATGCAGCACTCGGTGCCGTTCAGGTTGCCGCGCCGGGGGAATCCCGTCACGCCGTAGGCCGCTCCCATGCGCCATAGATCGCCCCTCACCCATCCCGGCAGGCGGCGCGCGACATCGTCAAAGACCCACGCCCGGACGCCGAGGCGAGCGAGGTGACGCACGCACTCGATCACCGGCAGCGCGTCGCCGGCGTAGGCGAAGATTGCAGCGATCATGCCGGCCGCCATGTGATCGGCCCGAGTTGGATCTGAGTGACGGTGCCGGTGCCGTTGCTGTAGGCGATCGGTACCGAGACGGCGGTGGATGAGTTGGCCGGCAGGCTGGCGGCGAAGAACGGGCCACTGACCGCTGTCACCTCGTCGCTGCCGTTGAGGGTCAGGGTCACGTAGAGGTAGCCGGCGATCGGATAGGCGCGGAGAAGCGCGGTCTGCCCGTAAAAGAACTCCCCGCCGCCATAGGTCGTCTCCCCGTAGGCGGTGGACTCCCAGCCTCCGCTGGTCGGGTCATAAAGCAGCGTGGCATCGGCTGCGCGGGTCAGCACGTCATCCGTGCTGTCATTGATGACGGCCGCCCCGGTGCCGTCGATGGTGAGGGTCCAGTCGGGATCGACATCGGACTCCCATGTTTGCCAGCCGGTGCGATTGTAAACGCCCTCCTGCACGGTGGAGCCCTCGGCCACGAGCGTCAGCCCGCGCCCTGGGTAGAGATCACCGCCCTCGTAGGTTGTGGCCACGGTGAAGGCTGTGCCGCTGTTGTAGGTCGTCCTCCCGTAGGTAGTGGCCGTGAACGTCCCGCTCGGTGCGATGGTCATCCCTGATGCCGTCGCTACGATGTCTGTGTCGTCCGAGATTTCCGCGGCCCCCGTGCCGCTGTCGAACTCCATTGTCAGCGCCCCTGATTGCCAAGAGTCCGGCGCGATCGGAGTGAAGAGCCCGGCAGGGACGAGCGTCCCGAGAATCGCTGTGTCGGCCTTCACGTTATTCCCCGCTCCACCGAAGAACCCGCCGGCCGTCTGACTCGATTGCACAAGGTTGCGGTCGATGTCGTCGAACGGGATCGCCAGCGACTGATTGCCGATCGTGAAGTAGGTGGTTGTAGAGTTCAGCGCGATGATCGTCCCGGCCTGCATGTAGAGGTTGCCGAAGGCGTCGGTGAAGACTGAGAAAGGGCCGATCATCAGTTGATTGTGATGTTGGTCTGCGGGGTCTGGCGAACCTTTCCGCCGAGGGTCGAGAAGTTGAATCGAGACGGCGCGCCGATCTCGATGTCGAGCGACTGACCGGCAAGGTCATAGGTGATGGCTCGAGCAAGAGCGCCTGCCGATGTCAGAGACGACTGAGCGCCCGAGACGTTGACCTTGTATAGCAGCTCGTTGCTCAGATTCGGAAATGACGATCTGTCCAGTCGGATGCTGCCTTCGTAGGGCGTGAAGTTCTGCGCGCTGAGCAGGTTGGCTGCGAGGCTGGCAGGCGGGGCGAGGTAGTCGTAGTCCTGCGGCTTGTAGATTGTCGATGATCCAATAGGAGAAGTGGTGAGGATCGCCTCGATCTTGAAGTCGAGGTAGTTGAAGAAGACCTTCGTGCCTTCGGTGACAGTGCCGGTCGTCGGCTTGTTGCTGCCCCAGTAGTAAAACCCGGTGTCTTCGCGCTGGGTCCAGCCGAAGGCTGACGACCAAGGCTCCTCGGTGTAGGTTTGGACGACCCCGTTCAGGTAGTGGTGCCGCGTCTTGTTCTGCGCCCGGTAGAGCCTCCCGGTGATCAATACCTTTTCGGCGTTCGCATATGCATCAACTGCCCAGTCCGGCTGTGCCTGACCGATCACAAGTCGTTTGCCCGTGAGTGAGATGGCAGCGCCGGTTTCTGGATTTGTAAACCGAAGCTCCGGTTGCTTCTGCTCGTAGTAGCTCGCGGTCTCCATGTCGCGGCCGATCTTGTTTCCATAAAAAAGGGTCTCGCCGGTTGCGATCTTGGCGTCGTTGTCATTGCCGACTCGCGGGTAGTTGCCGAACTGCGCCCGGCTTGCCACCACCTCCGGGATGATCGACTTAACGGCATTGCTGATTGCAATCGACGTGTTCAGCGCCGCAGTCTGCGCCGTGTAGCTCTCGTAATCGTCCGGCGGAAGGAACGTGTCCAACTCCTTGCCCGAAAGGCCGATCACCTGAACGCGGCCGGTTTCGGCGGTGCCGTCGGCCTGGGTCTTGTATTCCGGCCGCCCAGCGGCGGTGCGCTCGATGAACTTCACCTCGACGCGGGCGGGCACAAGGTCCGGCCTGCCGGTCAAGTCGAAGTCAACGAGCGGCGCAGTCCCGACCGTGTAGGTCGTCGCGCTCATGCCGCCGCGGCGGGACAGGTTGAACGTCGGCGTGCCGCTGCCGACGTAGTTGTAGTCCCACCAGCCGACGCAGTCCGGCACCCATCGCATGAGTTCCGCCAGGACATCCGCGCAGCTCATCATCGAAAGCTGGAGCTTCGGGATCGTGAAGGTGCTGGCAATGGTCCCGATGGCGATCGGAGCATTGAGCGCGATGGCCCGATTCAAGAGCGCCGTGATGTTTGCCGTTACGGTCGCCTCGTTGAATATGATCGTCGGGCGCTCCTGCGTGCTGACGCTGGTCAACTCGGTCGTGATGTCGATCTTCTGGAGCCACTGCCACGGGCCCTCGACGACGACCTGCACGCCGTAGTTCGTGGCCCGCGCTTGGGTGACCCACCCGCGGAAGTAGCGGGCGAGTCCGCCCGCGCTCCACAGCTCTACCCGCTGCCCGACGTCGGGGATGATCGTCTCACCCGCGTTGATGCTCTCGGTGCGGCATGTCCACGTCAGGACATCCGGCCCGAGGTTCTCGAAGCGCAAGCTGGCGTTGACTGCCAGCAGGTCGGCACCGAGGAGGCGGTCGGTGGCGTTGAGGGTTTTTCCGGCTTCGCCCTTGATGATGTAGTCGGTCATGGTCAGTTGCCGGATCGGAGTCGGGATTCTATCGCTTCAAACCGCAACGCCTGTTGATGCAGCCGCTCGGTCATCAGCTTCTGGCTGGCGGCAACCGCGTTGTTCGCCTTTTCCAGTTCTTGGAAACTCTTTTTGATCTCCGCGTCAGCCGCCTCCCGGCTGTTCTTCACTTGGTTGATTGCATCGCGGACCTGACCCATCTCTTGCGGGTCCACTATACCATCCCTCAGTGCATCGGTCAGGATCTTGAGGGACTCCTTGGCACCTGCGGTTAGCTCGCGCCCTTGCTCTGCCGCCTCAGTCTCCAGCGCGGCCTTCGCTGTTTCGGCTGCTTCGGTCATGGCCGACTGGGCTGAAGTGACCACCGCATTTTGCTCACTAACTGCCGTTGCCGCAATCTCAGCTCTTGAAGATTCCGCCACGTTCTTCACTGACTCAAGATCAAGCAGCGCTTGATCACGGGCGGCGGTTGCCGCGTCGGCCTCCGAGGCTAAGGCCATCGTGTTCAGGTTTAGCGCCACCCCCCTTTGATAGGCGGCGATTGCCGCGTCGGCCTCTTCCGAGGCTGCTATGTAAAAACTTTCTGCATCTCTGACCGTCCGGCTCACATCAAATTGACGAGATGCCTGCTCGCGGCCTGCTCGATTTGCAGCCACCTGCTCGGGTGTCGCGGAGCCCCTGCTTAACGCTAGATCCTCAGTGGCGCGGATGTTGGCTTCCTGCGCCGAACGGAGCGCATCAATTTCGTTCTTCTGCCTGCCGTAGGCTGCTGTAATTTCTTCAATTATTTGCAGCTCTCTGGACAGCGCGCCTTTGACATACGCCTCGTTTTCGGCGCGGATTTCCTCTCTCTTTGCTTTGAGGGTATCCTGATAGATTCGCTCCTGTTCGATCACGCGCCGCTGGCTTTCCTTCAGCGCGACAAGGTCAGCCTTGTAATCCGTGAAGGCATCGACGACGTAATCGAAAGGACTCGTCAGAAAATCCGCGAACTCCAGGCCGATGCTCTCGAAGCCCCGCAGTTCGACGCCAAGCTCTTTGTATTGACGGATCACGTCGATGGTCAGCGCCGCCACCTGCCGTGCGCTCGCGGCAAGCGCGGCTCCTGCCGCCAACCTCATTGCAGTTGAGTCCCGAGCTGCTTGCTGGGCTTCCCCCTCCGCCCTCAGTTCTCCCGCCTGCTGTTCTACGCGGCGCTCGCTTGCTTTCTTCTGGGCAGCGGCAAGGTCGGCCTGTTGCTGCTCAACGGACCCGATGGCGGCCTCAGCCTGCCTCGCGCCGGCCGTGTCGGCAGTCGTCGAAATCTGAATGTCAACTCTGCGGCTGGCCATGGTCAGGATGTGAGTCGGCCCGAAATCTGCACGTCAAGCGTGACGGCGCAACCGCGGTGCGATGCGGAGACGTTGGCCTGAGCGTCATAGATGGTCAAGGAGGGGTTGATCGTGGTTCCGGCTGTCACGGTGGGAGTCCCGGTGGCGGGTGATACAGCCACCCACCCGGTGGCTGAGTCGGGCGTGGATGCGCTTGATGGAGCGTACCAGATGTAGGACGGCGATCCCAGCAAGGCCAGCCGCCATGCTGGAAGTCCACCGGGCGCATAAGAAGAAAGCCATCCAAGAATCCAGCTTCCCTGTTGATAGTAGGGCTTACCTTGGTCGATTCCAGCAAACGGAAGAGTCCCCGGAACTGCCGGAGTCGTGCCGTCGGTTGTTAGCGTGCCGGTCACCGCCATCGTTGCTACCTCGCGCCCGAGTTCTGCTGTCGCGCCGGACTGGTCAGCCAGATCCGCCGGCAGGCCGAGGACATAGGTCTCCGCCGCCTGCACGGTCCCGAACGTCTGGATCGACGAGAACGACGCCGAGACGTAGCTGCCAGGGCGAGCGAACTGCCGACCATCGGTCACGCCGAGGTAGGCGACCCGCTCGAAGTTCGTCTCCGTGTCGATCCGCAGGCCGGAGGTTTCGGACTCGCGCCCGTTGCCCCCGGCTAGCTCGATGACCGTCGAGCCGATGGTCAGGTTGCAGATCATCAGGCGACAGAGGAGATCGTGAAGAGGGCGACAGGAGCACCGGTGTTAAAGGTCCGCTTCGCCGCCAGCGTGATCTGACCGAGGCGGTTGTCGGTCGGTGAGAATCGGTTTTGCAGGTCGAGCAGTTGCACCGCAGCGCAGTCAAATTCGATACCTCCGCTCGTGGCGGTGACGATTTCAAGCGTGGACGATGCGAGTTCCTCGCCTGCGTCGAGCGATCCGAAGAATGCGTCGAAGCTCGTCTTGGAGATCCCGGTCGGGATGAACGTGATCGTTGCGCCGAGATTTTGGAGGCTCATGTCAACCGTCCCGATCCCGTCCACGGTGATAGGGTTGAGCCCGAGGTCGAAGCTGATCTCGAAGCCGCCCTCGGAGAAGAACGGGCCGATCGCGCCGAGCGTCGCCCGGTATGGTGCTGTGATGAGCTTCGTGGCATCGAAGGCGGTGCCGATCGCTCCAGGCGCTCCGACCGAGTAGTAGTCAGCCAGGAGCGAGGGATCGCCTCCGATGTCCACAAGCCCGGTGAACTGAACGCTGCCGAAGGCTGTGTTGTTCGCGCTGCACCGGATGCTCGGCATCTGAGTGATCGCGGCGTTGTTGACGGTGTAGGTGCCGTCGGTCGCGACGATGACTAGCGCCTTGTCGGCACTGCCGAAGATGCTCGCGCCCATGGCGGTGTTGCCGTGCGGAAACAGCACGGTCAGCGATTCGATCTCGCCGATCGGCTCGAACTCAACCACGATCTGAAGGTCGGTCTTCGCCCGTCCGACCACGCCATAAGCGTCGGTCTCCTTGTCGAAGGTCGAGTTGGTCAGGGTCAGCGAGACGCCGCCCTTTGAATAGAAAGTCGCGCCGTCATAGGTGATCTTGCACGGGCCGCGAACAATGGTGGTTCTGTCGAAGGTGGGCATAGCTTAGCGGGTGGGTGGGTCGTTGGAGAGGCCGATTGGGATTGTGAATTGAAGGGCCTGCTGGAGCATCGAATCGTTCGCCTGCTGGCTCATGCCGGCGAAGAGCAGAACGCCGCCGGACAGTGGGGCGTCGTCGCGATCGGCCGGCTGCACGTGATGAAGCAGGCGGGCGACGGCCTCCGCGATCTCGGTGCATGACGGGCCGGGGCGAGCCTTGCTTCGCCAGATGCTCGGGATCTCAGAGACGGTGACTTGGAATGTTGAGGTCGTGAGGTAGGGGCCGGGCGTGTTGTCGGTGTCGGTCTCGCCGGATGCGAAATTGACCATCACGAACGCGCCGGTCTTCTGCGCGGCGTTGATGATCTCGCGCTCGACATCCTTCTGGTCCTCCACGAGCACGGGGATCGTCGGGACCGTGCGGAAATATTCGGACTCCCGCAGGTGGCCCGCGATGCTCTCGACGATCTGGCGGATGAGGGAGGCCATGGGTCAGGGAGATTCGGCGAAATCCATCAAGGCCTTGCCCGAGTAGCGAAACGACGCACCCGAGGCGGTGGCGAATGATGCCGCGCCCGTGTCGTCGGCGTCGGCGTTGTTGTTGGCGAGATCGTCGAGGAAGTTCTCGGCGGCCTCCACGGAGAGCTTGCGGTCCTCGCCGTTGAACTCGGAGAGCGACGGGAACGCGTCGGTCAACAGGCGGCGGGCGATGGCGTAGGCGTGCCGCTGTGATCCCGGCGGGATGAAGAGCCCGGTGTTGACCAGCGGGCCGAGGCCGCGCTTGCGGCGGCCGGCGTTGATGCGGGAGACAAACTCCGCGGCGACCTGCGCGAGGATCTCAGCGAGCTTTGCGTCAGGCGTCGGCGACTCTTCGACCAGCCGGTCGAGTTCGTCATTGCCGAGGCGGTCGCGGAAGGAGTCAACGGTGAGTGGGGTCCAAGCCATGAGTCAGGAAAAGGAAAGAGGCCCGCCCGCGAGCAGGCGGGCCTCAATGGGGAGGTCGATCAGAACAGCAGCTTGGCGACCATGGCAGCGGTGAGCGTGCCGGGGGTGCCGCTTGCAGTCTGAGCGATGCGGACGTAGCGGCGGGTGTTCGCCGGGACACGGAAGCGGACGGTCTTGGCGGCGGCGCCTGCGCCACCGGCGCCGGTCTGGGTCGTCGAGATCGCCGGGTCAACAGCGAGGAAGTTCGTGCCGTCGGCGCTGTCTTGCAGCGCGTAGGTGACGACCTTCGTGTCGGCGAGTTGGGCGGTGGTCAGGGCCGGGCCTGCCAACTCGAAGACGACGCGCTCCACGTCACCGCCAACGGCCTGCTCAAGGTCGAAGGCTGCGGTGGTCGCGCCGGCCGCGAGAAGCGTGACGGTCGAGACGTAGTTCTGGTCCTGCTGGTTGCGGTTGAATTCAAAGGCCATGATCGTGATTAGCTGAGGGTTTCGGTGTCACCGATGGAGTCGGTGATGATGATGGGGATACCGAAGGACTCGGTAGGGACACCCGGGAGGATGCCGGTAAAGGCTTCCTGCTTGGTGCTGGCGGTCATCGTCCGGCTGATTTGCAGCTGATAGGCCGAGCGGCGGGACATGAGCAGGTGGCTCGGGCGTTCGCCAACCGGGAATTTGCTGAGAAGCTCGGCGATCTTGGCGTCGGTGAGACGAGCGCCGGCTTCGGCGGCGGTGAGGTCTTTCAGTCGCCCCACGGCATACTTGTTGACGCACTGGAAGCCGATCCACGCGGTGAGGTCCGCGATGAACGCGGCATAACGCTTCGAGTTGGCGTCCACCGCGTCGCCCTCGCGGAAGGCCGAGAGGTCGAAGCTGGTGCCGTTGCCATAGACGTATTGCACGCCGGTGGTGCCGGCCTTGATGGCATACACCGAGGAGCCGGTGCCGAGAGTGGTGCCGCCTGCATCAACAACCAACTCATCACCGAAGGTGCCGATGAGCTGCTGAAGGCCGAAGAAGCCCTTCGCGCCTGCGGCGGTGCCGTAGATCGTTTGGGATCCAACGGTTGAGAGCGCGGCGCGCATGACGCCGGCAGCTTCGATGGCCTGGATGGCTTCGGGGCCGTCCTCGTAGCCGCGAGCGACCGCCTTGTCCACCTCGACACGGGCCGAGAGAATGAAGCACTCGACGAGGCGTTCGGTGAAGTTCGACTTGGTGGCGTCGGTGCCTTCGTTGGCAGCGCGGAAACTGACAGCCGGGCGGCTGTTGCGGATCACCGTCTTGTAGGACGTGCCGCGGATGGTCCGCGCCGGGATGATGGTCACCTCGGGCGAAGCGGTTGCGACTTCCTCGATGAGTCCGACAATCGGGTCGGCACCGTTCAGCTTGGCGAGGTCAAGCAGGGTCAAGTTGTTGGGCATGATGGTTTAGGATTGGGATTGAGCTTTGAAGGCGGCCTCAACACGGGCGAGGCCGGTGAGAGCTGGGCCTTGAGGGGGTTCTTCGGTGCGGCCCGCGAGGACCGTTTTGCCAGAGAGCACGGGGTTGACGGGGATGGCGTTGAGCGCCTTCACGGCTTCGGGGTTGGTCGTGATGGACGAGCGCCAGAATGCTTTCGTCGCGTCGTCTTGCGGGGCGATCCGGCCGGCCTTGATAGCGTCCTCGATGGCGGCGTCGGCGGATGCCGATGCCTTTGCGGCCATCTCGTCCTTGAGCGACTTGTAGGCGGCTTCGAGTTCGCCGTTCCGTTTCTTCATCTCCTCCAGTTCGTCCTCGGCGGACTTCCTGGCGATGTTGGCAGGTTCGACGTCTTCGGCCTGCGCTGCGACTTCCCGGAGGGTAGCGAGCGCGGCCTTGGCGGTTTCGAGGGCTTGATCGGGCGCGCAAGACGCCTCCACGAGCCCGAGTTCAACTAGGTGTTGCATGGGGTCTTCTGTTGCTTGGTGAGCTGCGGCGATCCGCGGGATTTCCTCGAAAGCAGGGTCGTTGACCAAGCTGCCGATCTCCCCGCGAGTCGTGAGGCCGGTGGGGATGCCGTCTTTGGAGACGAGGAAGGTCGGGGAAAAGTAGGAGTAGTCGCGGCCCTCGATGGCTGCGCGACCGGCGCTGGTCCAATCGACATCGAGCATCAGCCCGACGCCCGGTTCATAGCGGAACGCGGTCGGGATGAACGATGCAGCACCCGGCTTGTGGTCGAACCCGGCGAAAGGCCGGACGTTGGACTCCATCCGGCGAGCGAGGTCGTCGGCGAATCCGGCAAGAACCCGGTCATCGACCGTCACGGTCAAGGTCTTCGGCTTGCCGCCCACGCTCGCGGTGATCTCGTGCGTGCCCTCAGGCAGGAACACAATTGACCCGGCTTCGGAAAGCTCGGATTGGAACGCGGAGTTGACTGTGAGGCCGGTCATCTGGCGAAACCTTAGTAAATTGCTCAGGATAGTCAACATTGCAAATTCAAGCCTCCTCCACGGTGGCGATCAGGCTGTCGAGAGCCTCGTCGATGAAGGCGTCGAGGTAACCCGCTTCGGGCGGCAGGGCACCCGGCCACGGGCGGTGCGTGACGCTTTTCCTCAGCGCGTAGGCGGCCTTGGCGTCGCCGGTTTGCTCGTCGGTGTACATCAGCATTCCCTTCGCGGCGAACAGCGGGGCGATCGTGCGGGCGAACGTCTTCGCGGTCAGCCCGTGCGCCCGAGGGTCCACCGGGATCGTCAGGAACTTCTTTCGCTTCGCTCGGATCGTGCCGCCGGTGACCTTGTGGGCGAGGCCGATCGTCTCGTTCTGGAATTTCACGTCGTAGCTGTTGGGCTGGAGCATGGCCCACGCGGTTTCCGTCGAGCGCCACCATTGCGTCGGCCTCCGCCCCGGCCCGTGAGTCGGCAGCGCGGGGTTGACCCAGAACGGCCGCCCCTTGGCTTGGTAGTACCCCTTGATCACAGCCAGCGCGGCCTGCCCGCCGTCACCGATGGCTTGCCGCCTGGCAGCAGGTGATGACAGCCGGATCAGCCCGAGCCTCACCTCCTGCGCCCCGGTGATCGCGACGTTGACGCTCAGGTTAGACATTCGGTTCAATCCCTCGGATGATGGCCTCGCCGATTTCGGCTTCGAGAGCGTCTGCGAGCGCCCGCTGGTTGAGTTCGTGGAACATCCGCGGCACCCGCTGGACAGCTTGATCGACCAGCGCATTGAATGCGCCAGGCGTGAGCGTGCGGCTTTGCTCGATCAGATCGCCGAGCAGCTCGTCCATCGGGGCGAGCCATTCGGCGGCGAGGTCGCGTAGGTCGGCCTTGGTCATTCTGCTTCGATGAGTTTCATCTTCGACTTGGCCCAGCGGTAGCCAGCGTCGCCGCCCCATCCGTGCCATGCTTGCCAGCCCTTGCCCTTCGCCGGCCACGTCTCGCCGCTCTTGTCCACCTCATGGCGGGCGAAGAACGAGACCATGCGCTTGACGGTGTCGGGCGTCAGGGTGGTCCGGTTGGCGATGTCGCGAGCGCGGGCGATCCCCACGGCGGTCATACCTCGCTCGCTGGCCGGTTTCGTGCGGCGAATGTCCAGCGCCTCCTGTGCGTTCGCTGCCATCTCGGCGGTCGGTCGTAGGTCGATCTCGTCGAGGCGGGCCGCGGCCAGCGTGTCGAGCGGGTCAGGCATGGCATCTTCGATCTCGTCGTCACCGAAGATCGCCTCACCGTCCACAGGCTCCGGGATCTCCAACTCCTCATAGACCCACTTGGCCGGCATCTTCACGCCGGTCTCAACCAGAATTTTAAACCGCTCGGCGGCGGCCTTGGTGTCCTTCACGCGAGGGATCGTGATCTCGGCGAACGGCATGTCCTCGGCCGGCACCGCGCCGAAGTTAAGCCGGACGATGGCAGGGATCAACTGCTCGGTCAGGATCGACGCCGTCCACGACGCGACCGATTGCAAAACCTCGGTGCGGATCCCGTCATGCACCTCGCCCAGCGCCCGCGATCCGGTGCCGGTGTTGTCGGTCGTCAGCGTCTGGCCGAGCAACAGGATGTCGCAGGCCCGATCGGCCACGTCCATCAAGTGCGACTGCGGCATCGAGTCGGCGGCGCCGGAAACCCCGTCGAGGATATTGAGCTTCACCCCGGGGCCGGTCACGGCCGCGCCGGTGCTGCCGACGTTTTCGAGCATCGCCTCGGCCGCATTCATCGCGCCTTCGCTGCCGTCGGTCTCGACGTGCCGCCACGGAACGCCGAAGAGCTGGGCATATTGCATCAACCATCCGAGGCCGTAGACGCTAGCGAGCCAGTATTTCGTCAGGGTCCGGAGGTTGGCGGCGTGGATCGGGTGTGTGCCGCCCTGACTCCAGACGGCGATGAGGAAGCGATCGGGCGGGAAGTCCTCCAGTGGGCTGTTGTTCGCTCCGCCTGGAGCGATCATCAGTCGGTCGATCTCGTTGCCGGCGGATGGGTAGGCGAGATATTTGGCCGGCACCGGGGCGTAGGCTCGCGGTGAGATGATGCCGTTCTGCGCGTGCCATGCGATTTCCAGCACGCTGATGCCCTTGGCGTAGGCGTCGATGAGAGCGCGGATACCGCCCCCCATGTCGAGCTCCCAATATCCCGGCCGCGGCGCGAAGGATTCCATGGCCCGCTCGACGACTTCATTGATCCGCAGGGCTTGCGGGGTTGGCTCCTCCGCGCCCTCACGGATGGCCGGCTTGATCTGGATTTCCAAGCGGGCGACGGCACCGGACACCTCGTTGAGCGCCTTCCGCAGGCGAGGCCACGTGTCCAGCATCAAGCGGAAGAGCCGGTCCTGGTCCTCCAGCTTGCCCGTGCGGACGTTCCGCAAAATGGCACGGACCTGCTCAGGGGTGACGTTCGACAGGTCGAAGTCGTTGGTGCGATACTGCGCCGGCACGGGCCAGACGACGCCTTTTCGTTCGTCGATTGTCATTCTTGAGCATCCTTAGCAACTTACTAAGGATTTGGCAAGGGCGGGGATTCAGAGCGCGTTAAAGCCCCGAACCGCCCGCGTTGCCATCGGGTTCGGCTGCGTGCGGATCACCGACTTCTCCGACATCAGCCCGGAGTGGTGAGCTCCCAGCGCGATGCAGGCCAGTAGGGCGTCGGCGCGGTCGGGCGACTTGAGCCCGGCCTTCCGCATCTTCTCCTTGTCCTCGATCCGCAGCTTGCCGGTCGCGTTCCATTCGCTCTTGCGGGTGGTGATCTGCTCGAACGTCATTGGGTCCAGTTCGCCCAGGTTGACCTCGCCCCGGTGGATCGCCTGCGTCCCGGTGTGCCAGACCTCGCCGATCAGGTTGGCATACTCGTCGGAGTCCTTCGCGGCCTGCCCGCCGTGGAAGCGGTTGATGTGCCAGCCCTCCTCAGCCATCTGGCAGACGAAGCCGGTGCCGAGGCCGTCGGCGTCGCCGAAGATCTGCCCCGGCTTCAGCTTCTCCTCCTCGAACATCCGGATGAACTGGCGGGCGGCCTGCACGGTGTCCCGCTCCTGCCATGCCTTGACGACGCGGGCGCGATTGCCTCGGCGGATCGCCAGCACGTTCTCGTCCCGGCCGGCGGCGAAGTCGCAGAACGCGACCACCTCGCCGGACTCGTCGGCCTTGGGCTGCCGTTCCAGTGCCGCGGTCAGGCGGGCCGGTGAAAGCACCATCAGCTCGTCGTCGGCGGTGAACTCGGCAAGGTGCTTCGAGCGGTAGAGCGGATGGTCCTCGCCATACTTGATCCGGTCGAGCTGCCTCCGCTCCTCTGGAATGTGCGGGCATTCACTGCTCGGCACCTTCCGCGTCCAGTAGAGGCTGCGGTCCTTGTGGTGGGAGTCGTAGAACTGCCCGCGAGGCGCGCCGGGGGATGACACCCAGAGCTGAAGCAGGCGGGTGCATCGGTCGAAGGCCTCGAAGATTTGGTCGGGCACCGTCTTGGCCTCGTCCACGATGAGCATCAGCGGCGCGTCCGGCTCACCGTGCCAGCCCTCAGCACGGCCGGCGTCGTCGGTGGAGAAGCCCAGCGCGAACCCGCCCTCGGGCGTGCGCAGCTCATCGGATAGGAACGTCCACGCGGGAAACTTGTCCCGGTGCTTGCGGATCGCCGGCCAGAGCTGGTTGGAGAGCTGGCGGAACGATCCCGAGGTGAAGACGACCCTGCCCTTTGGGTGCTTGTCGAGGAACCAGAGGATCAGCGGCGCGACGAGCCGGTCAGTCTTGCCGCTGCCGTTGGCCGCCACCACGGATGAGAACTGCCCGATGCCGACGGACTCCAGAGCTTCGATCTGCCAGACGTAGGGGATGATACCCAGCTTCCGAATGCAGAACTCGGTGGGGGTCATCTCAACCTCTCCTTTAGCTTGTGGAGCTCAATGAACAGGCTGACCGCGGTCTCGTGTTCCGCCTTGAGTTGATCTCGCAGCGTCTCCACCTCATGCTTCCAGACGGCAAGTTCGCGCTCCAGTTCGGCGATCCGGTCAACGCGCGGCGCGTCGCAGTCGTCGCAAGCTTTTTGCGCGGCTCGGAACGTCTGGTTTTCGCGCTCTAGCTGGCGTGCGAAGTCGGCATCGACCAGCGGGTCCTCTCCGTAGTGGCATCGGGTGGCTTGGTGAGCCGGGAACTCAGCGGCATCGGTTCTCGGTGTTGGTGTCATGGTCGGTGTCATGGTCGTCGAACTCGTTCCTGCGCGTCCTCGATCACCCGGCGGAGCGCGGCGTCTTGGTCGGGTGGAAGGTGAATGAGAGCAGACTTCGTGCTGTTGTCGATCCCGACGTTGACCTCCATCTCAGCCGGCGGCTTCCATCCGCCACGGCACTTGAGCCAGAAGATGCACGCGGTGAGCGCCTCCTTGCTCTCGCCGGTCGCTATGTCGAACAGCCGCTTGGCGATCTTGCTGGTGGCCTTGGCCTGGCCGATGTCGAGCGCGTCCCGGTAGTGCCGGTGGATCGTCTTCTTGTCGATGCCGACCACGCGCCCGATCTGATCGACCGGCACGCCGATGCCCGACAGCATCTCGATCTGCCGGGTCATGGCCTCGGTCACCTCATGCTTGGGGCGGCCTGCTTTGCGCTTGGCGGGTGTCATGGGTTTTCTTGCTTTACAAACCCAAGCGGTTCGGTTTTATTGGCCGCGCAATGAAGAACAAAGCAGCAGCAACACTGGGTCGCCTCGGCGGCAAGGTTACATCGGAAGCCAAGGCCAGCGCAGCACGCGCCAACGGCAAAAAGGGCGGCCGCCCCACAAAGCAACTTGTGGCGGATGCCCTGAGCGGCAAGGAAGACGGCACCGCCGACGCGGGCTTTGATGAGCTTTGCGCCCGCCACGGCTACGCCGAGGCGACAAGACTTTGCGGCAAGTGAGTTCATGGTTTCTCAGCCTTGAGTTCATCGAAGGTCTTGCCGCTGGCTTCGTGGATCGCCTGCTTGCCGGTGAACTCCTGCCAGCGGGTGACGGCGACATCCACGTAGGACGGATTGAGCTCGATGGCGTGAACGCATCGGCCCGTCATTTCGCCCGCGATGATCGTGGTCCCGCTGCCGCTGAATGGCTCGTAGACCGCTTGTCCCGGGCTCGAGTTGTTCTCGATCGGGCGCTTCATGCACTCGACCGGCTTCTGGGTGCTGTGGCCGGTCTCGCTCTTCTGCGGCTTCGGGATTTGCCAGAGGGTCGTCTGCTTGCGGTCGCCTGCCCAGTGTCCGGTGCCGCCTTTGCGGACGGCGTACCAGCACGGCTCGTGCTGGTGGTGGTAGTGGCCGCGGCTGATGGCCATGCAGGACTTGCCCCATACGATCAGGGCACGCCGTTGAAACTCGCACGCGTCGAGGCTGGCGGCAACCTCGGGCGAGTAGACGGAGGCGTGCCAGACATAGGCCACATCGCCGGGGAAAAGCGCCCACGCATCGCGCCAGTCGGCGCGGTCGTCGTTGGCGACGGTTCCGATTGCTTTAGCTCCAATCGGAGTGCCGTCTGCTCGCTTGGCCTTGTTCCTCCACCCCGCATCATACTCCACCCCATACGGCGGGTCGGTCACCATCAGGTGCGGCTTCACGCCGTTAAGCGCCTTGTCCACCGTGCCTTGATCCGTGCAATCCCCGCAGGCAAGTCGGTGCCTCCCCAACACCCACACGTCGCCCAGCACGCTCACCGGATCGACCGGCGGCTCTGGAACCTCGTCCGGGTCGGTTTCGCCCTCGGTGGTCTCGGCGAGCAGGTTGGCGAGTTCGTTCCCATCGAACCCCGTCAACTCCAAGTCGAACCCATCCTCGAGCAGGTCGGCCAGCTCCAGCCCGAGCAACTCCTCATCCCAGCCCGCGTTCAGCGCCAGCTTGTTGTCGGCGATGATGTAGGCGCGGCGCTGGGTGTCGGTGAGGTGAGAAAGCCGGATGCACGGGACCTTGCCGAGCCCGAGCTTCTGCGCAGCCAGAACGCGGCCATGGCCGGCGATGATTCCGTTATCCCCGTCAATCAAGACCGGGTTGGTGAATCCGAATTCACGGATGCTTCCGGCGATCTGCGCGACCTGCGCCTCGGAGTGGGTCCGCGTGTTGCGGGCGTAGGGGATCAGGGTGTCGGTTGGTAGCTGCTCGATTTTCATAGCGGGGAAAAATATTGTCACAAGTTGCGCGCCCTCTTCAGCGCGTCAAGCGTCGGCCTGCCATCAGGACCGAGCGCATTCGGCCCCAAGCGGGCAGTCACGGCCGCGATAGCCTCGCGGCGTAGGTCAGGCGGCAAATCGTCCACGTCGGCCTCCACGCCGGCGTTGAGCTGCTTGGCCGGCCCGATCCCGAACCGGGTCAGATCGGGCGGGACCAGCACCTCGCCCTTGCGGACCAGCCCGAGGGCTTCGGCCTCCTTCCGGCTGACCGGCTGCTGGGTCATGTAGCTGTTGAACCCGAACGGCCCCCAAGGCACCTCGAAGCCGCCGATCTCGGCGGCGTTCTGGAACAGCCAGAACTCGAAATCGTCGTAGCGGCGGACCTGGCCCTCGGCGGCGACGTGCCGATCCCGGGGCGTGACTGCGCCAGGGCGGCGGAAGAACCGGGCGGCGGGCCATCGGTTGAGCGTGCGCGGGTTGGTCACCCGCGTCTGCCAGTAGGCGAACGTCTGCGCCTGCTCGGTGTTCGTCGTGAAGATGAGCTGGAGGCGGGCATTCGAGACAACGTTCGCGATCCGGGCGTCCTTGAAATCGGCCGGATCGGCGAGGCCCTCGGACACCAGCAGCGTCCCCGCACGTTCGCGGAACTCAGCGAGGCCTCCGACCTTGTAAACGGTCTCCTCCGCGCCGGTGGTCGGGTTGGTCACGGTCTCGGTGGTCCCGGCCTGCCAGTCCAGCAGCATGTTCCGCATCCGGTTCAGCACCTTCGCGCTGGTGATCGTCGCGGAGAAAAACGACCGCTGGCGGATCGCCGGGCCGACGGCCTGCCAGTCGGCGCTGTTGAACGTCGAAGGCGCGGCCTTGCGACGGAGCAAGGCTCGGAGCGCTTCGAGGAAAGCGATCATTCGATGAACCCGGGGGCGGTGAGGATGCCGAGCGACCCGATCGCGCAAAGAGCGACCCCGGTGCAACCCAAGGCCGTCACGTCGAGCAGGACCGCGCCGAGGATGATCATGGCGGCGGAGCTGAGGATGGCGGTGATTTGGCGGCGGTTCATGCGGTGGTGGTGGAGTCGGCTCCTCAGTTGTCGCGCCCGGCCGACGGCGAACGGTTATGAAAGGGCCTTGCGGCCCGCCCTTCGGCGACACTGTGGGATGGTCGGGATTCCGTCAGGCACGCCCCCAAGATGCCGGGGCCGGGCGGGATTGCAAGCAGGTAACGCGGGTAACGCGGGTAACAATCCCGCGTTGGAGGCCAACCCCTTGAAAATCATGGCGGGAGACCCTACTTACTTACTCTACAACTAAAAATAGATTATTAAGTAAGTAGCCCTCTCCAATAGGGGCTCTCTCTCTAAATTTCTCTCTCTATTTTATAGGGGATGTATTTCCCCGGTTGCTGTTACCTCGTAACCCTTTGATTTGCAGCGGAAATCCCGTCACAAGTAACAACAAAGCCCGCCCTCCCCGAAGGAAAGGCGGGCCGGATGGCGATGCCCGATTAGAACGGGATGTCGTCGCCGCCGTCCGCGGGGGGCTCGGATTGCACCGGCGGAGGCGCCGCAGCGGCCCGCCCGATCGGCTTCCAGTTGCCGACGACCGGCCCCTTCTCCCCGGCTTCCCGGCGCTCCTTGGGGAGGTTGACGGCAGCGAATCCGGCGTAGCCGTATTTGTCCGCGCCATCTCGATTCGGGATGAGCGTCAGCTCGAGGTAGGAGCCCTTTTCGCCGACGTGGACGGCGTTTGCCTGGATCGGAATGGCGATGAACGCGGTGCCGTCCTTCGCGGTAAACGGGCGGGCTCCGGCGAATCTGAGCAGATCGATTTTCAGGCTTTGCATGATGTTCTTCTGAGTGCGGTGAGGATGGTCTGCATGGTGCGGTTGAAGCCGATGGCAAGCAAGGATTTGTCGACGCCCTGCTCGTAGGCGGCGCGGATCGCTTCGTCGCGCGCCTTGATCGCGGGCGGTTTGTTGACTCCGGGGCTGAGTGCCTCGCTGGGTTTGCAGCCGTTGGATTTGGCGGCCTCCCGGATGCACTCGCGGATGATGAGGGCGGTTTGTTTTGTGGTCATGGGATTGGTTGGGGTTGGTTGAGATTGCGCGTGTCCGCCGCGCCCCGGTGCCCGGCGGGGTTAGCGGCGGGCTGGATGGGTTAGGCTTTCGGGGTGCGGTATTCTAGTCCGTCAGGGTTGAGCGTCATTCCGTCGTTCAGGCGAAGACGTTCGGCCCATGGCTTAAGCGAGCACACCTTAAGCTTGGTCGTGAGCTTCATCCGCTCGGTGTATCCCTTGCTGCCCTTGTGGGCCTGAGCTTGCCATTGCACCTTGGCGGTCTTGCCGTCCGTTTCGGTGATGATACCGTAGCGGGTGATGTGCGAGCTGAAGGTGTAGGCGACTGGTGTTTCGGTGGCGTTCATGGCTTGGTTTGGTTGACGGCGCAAACCTACCGCGCCGTTGCATAAGTGCAACGCAATTTTTCGATTATTTTCAGCTGCCAGTCACCGGCACCGAAACCGCCCGCTGCCGGATGTTGAGCCCGAAATTCAAAACCTCGTGCTTCTCATGCCCCGCCACCCGCTCAAGCTGCTGCCGCCATTTCGCGCCGGCCCATGGAGTATCCGCGAAAATCCGCTCGAGCGCCGGGTGCCGGTTGGCGATGCTCGCGCGGCCGTCTTTGATCAGGATTCCGTGCCGGCGGAGCGCCTCGCGGGTCTCGGCGACGACCCGCAGCGCGTCGTCGCTGATGGCGGAGCCGCCGAGCAATTGGACCGCCTCGGAGATCGATCTGGTAACGGCCCGCTCGTGGACCTCGTAGCGGATCGACGCGGCGAACAAATGGCTCAGGCACTGGTTTTCGTCGTTGTCGATCTCCTCGGATTTGAAGCCTGTCCAGTCCTGTTTTGCCATCCAGTCTTTCGCGAACTCCTCGGTGGCGATCCGGGTTGAGGTCAAAGAGAATGCGCCGGCGAGCAGGGTGCCTAGCTGGTCGGCGCTCCGTTTGTCGCCGGTAAATTGGACCGCCACGCAAGAGAACGTCTCGGCATTCGCCCGCAGGGTTTTGGCGTTGGCGAGCGATCGGGCGCGGATTTGCTCGGCGAAGCCCTTGCGCTGCACGGTGTCCATCCACAGCGCCTTGACGATCTCGAAATGCTCCTGCGAGCCGGGTCCGTTGTTTTTGCGCAACTGGAGGACAGTCACGCGGCTGACATCGGCCTTTTTCACCGCGGCGACACCGATCGATGCGAACAGGAAGCACGAGCGGACCATGTAGTCGATCGCCCCGCCGCCGGCGCTGCCTTTGGTGATCCGGGCCTTGCTCTCGCTCGACGCCTGGCGGGCGAGCTCCAGCACGCCCTCAAGCCGCTGTTGCCCCCGCTTGTCCTCGCTCTCGGCCTCGTCGAAAACGACCGGCAGCGCGTCGGAGCCGATTTTTTGCCTCAGGCCAGCCTCTGTGGTTGCGCCCTGCACGTGGATTGCAGAGTCCCCGACGATCGGCGAGATGATGTTCGCGACGCTCCATGACTTGCCCGATCCCGAAGGCCCGGTCAGCCACAAGTGCGGCCTCCAGACGAGCGCCCCGCAGATCGGCGCAATGGCGAGCCAGCCGGCGAGGAGTTTGCCGTAGAGCGGGCGCTCCCAACTGAGCATCTCGCAAAGCTCGATCAGGCGGGCCGCGGTTCGATTGTCGGCACCATCACCAGAGTCGACGGGGATTTCCAGAGCGCCCTCGTAGATCGCCCGGACGGACGAGGAGAACTGCGGGATCGGTTTCGCGGTGCCATTGATCACCAGCCGATCGCCGGCATGGAAAACCACATCGTCGCCGTCGATCCAACATCCACGGCCGCGGATGCGCTGGGGATCGAATTTCGGCAGGGACTGGCTGCGCTGAATGAGCGCGTTGACCGCCTGGTCCCAGCCTTTGCCGGTCAACTCGGTCCCGCCGCCGTAGCCCTCCTCCCACGCGTTCAGGACCGCTAGCCGCATCAGGTTGTTTTTCGTGTGGCTGCTGGCGGTCAGGCTCACCACCTGCTGCCCGCGGTCGGGCATGTAAAAAAACGAGTCACCATCGACTCCGAGTAGGCGGAACGGCAGGTCTTCGATCCGGTCATCCTGCCGCGGCTTGGCCGGCGGCGGCGGCGAAGCCTGCGCGGGTTGCCACGGCTCGACCTCATCCTGCGGCGGTTCCTGCTCAGGCATCGGATCGGCCCGCGGACTCATGGCCTCGATGAATCGCGCCCGGTCCCAGCCCTCGGCAACCGCGTCGGCCAGATCCCATCCGTCGTCCGGCCCTGCCGGCGGCGTGATGATGCGGACTTTCGCGGCGATCCCGGCGAGAGCCTTGGCGACGGCGTGCGCGGCCTCGATGCCCGGCGCGTCCCGATCTGGCCAGATGACGACCTTGCGCCCGGCGAGCGGCGTCCAGTCGGCAAACCGGACGGCCTTCGACCCACCCGGCCACGTCACCACGACGTGCGAGATCGTCCGCGCCGCGTCGGCGGCTTTCTCACCCTCGACGATCAGCACGCCGGCGTCGGGGTTGGTGGCGAGCAGGTCGAGGCCGTAGAGCGGGCGGGGCTTCCCGAAGGACAACCAGCGCCACTGCTCGCGGCCGTCGGTGTGGCGTGCCCATGTCAGCGGAATCACGTCCTTGCCGCCGTCGGGTTGATCGAACCGGCAGACGGCACCGAACAGGCAGCCGGTGGCGTCGCGGTATTGCCAGACGCCGGACGGTGCA